AATTACGCGCGAGATTTATGTGCATGTCACAGAGCAATTAAGGCAGCTGGACAATGAAGCGCTGGACAGAATCAAAATCATGTGAGCTTGCCCCTTTTCTGCCCCTTTTCTATGAGAAATTTTTGAAAAAACTTTTATAAATTTGATATAACCCAATGGGAAGTAGTCGATGTGTTTGAGAAGAGCAATGGCGATGACTTGTACACAATCAGCAAGGTTGTTGATGGAAAACTCACAGACGAGAAAAAAGAACTGCCATATGGGAAAATTAAATGGCTGGACGAAATTGAATAAAAAAATTAAGCCCCCGGATTGCTCCGAGGGCTTTTTTCTTTGCAAAGCATATACTTACTATGCTTTACTTCAAATATTTTTTTACCACGTATCCTACTTTTCCGGCGTATGAAATTTTTGCCCATGTGGCACCGGTATTTTTTACCGTGACCTTTGTGCCGTATGGGATGGCCGTAATTACCTTCGCGGTAACTCTGGCCTTCTGCCGCATGTTCAGGCCGGATTTTGCTATCACTTTGGCTGTTTTGGATGATCCGGCCTTGCTGGAAGTCTTGACCGCGCCGCAGGAGATTTCCGCCAAAAACGCAGACCATTTTGCGTTCCCCTTGCCCGCCATGCGCGCGGGGCATTCCTTCCCGTTTACATCCCAGTGCCTGATGATTGTTTTTGCGTTCGGGCATTTCTTCCGGATCTGCGCCACCAGGCTTTTTACTGCCTTGATCTGTGCCGCTGACGGATCCTTGTCCGCAACGTCGCACAGCTCGATGCTCACACTGTTAGCGTTGGTGCATTTTTTGTAGTAGGATCCTGCCCCGCCGGACTGTGTGAAGAATCCGCCGACTGACCACGCCACGCGGTTAAGCGGCACGGACTGCACAACAGTTCCCTTCCGGTCAACAAAGTAGTGCGCCCCTGCTGAACGCGTGTTTGAATTTTTGAAATAGTTCGCGTTGGCTGTGGCCGTGTCGCCCTTGTTGCCGGTGTAGTGGATCACAATATACTTGACGGAATCCAGTGACCGGGTTCCGCCAAATGAATAACTCCGCGCTTTTACAAATTTTACAGCCATGCCTTACTCCTCCCCGTCGCTTCTGTCGTCGTCATCCCGCGCGATTTCATCATCGTCCGCGTTTGGTGCATCGTAGGACATCGCCTGCGCGGAATCTGCAAGCCCAGCGGTGGTGTGGTCAGTTACTACGCCTAAGAGCGCCAGAACCATGAAAACGGCGTTTACTACGTCCAGAAGGCGCCCCTGCAAGTCACTGGTGGAAATCTGCAGGCCAAACACGGCGGCAACCACCTGGATCAGCACAAGGATAGCCGGGATAAATGCCAGCCAAAAATTTTTGTTTTTAAATCTTACTTTCCAGTTAATCATAACTATCTCCTTATTTTTCAATCAAAAAATGTTCCAAACTTTCTTTCGCGCGCTTTAAATCTTCCTTGTCGCCGTCATTCAGCAAGTGTGACATGATGGCCAGAAGGGACTGCTGCACGATGCGGTTTCCCTCTTCTAACTTGTCAAGCCTCGCCTTGTCATTGGTCAGATACTGCCTGATTTCCTTCAGGGCGTCGTCATGGCCATCAAGACGCCTCTCATGGGCGTCTACGCGCTCTTTCTGTGTGTCGGCAGGCTTGCGGAACCACCGCACAACCTTAGCGATGATACCGATAGCCCCGGCGCATGAGATTATCAGGCCAGCGACGGCCAGAATTACCTGATACACCTGTTCTGGTGTAAAAATTGGATCTGTCATAATTTTTGCTCCTTTAAGCCCATGCTATGTATGTTACACGCCCCCATATCTGGCGCTGCGTAGAACTGTTGTACCTGCATGAAATTGTGCCGTCTGAGTTGATAAAAAGCAGGGCGTCAGAAGATCCATCAATTGGTATTGCGGTCTGGCGTACTGGCCTCCATCCTTCCGGAAGCGTTGCTATTGTCCTGTTTTCCGCACCAGCTCCGAGTTTTGCCCCTGTGATATACACAGAAGCTATATCGCCTTTCCTATGCAAATAGATCGAACCACTTGCTCCATTTGACAATGCTATTTCAGTCGATTCCTTGCCGGAAGTTACGCGACCGGAGGCATTTAACGCACCCAGTATATCGATTGCTAAAATGCCACTGCTGTGTGAGTCGATCGAAATGTTATATGGCGCTTCCGTCAAGTTGCTGCCAACTGAGAATTCAAGATGCTTCCCGGTTATAGAGCTGTACACATCATCTTCGCTGACCTTGAACGTCGTGTATTTTCCACCCGTGCAAATGGTTAGTGAATCTTCTGATGCAGACGGATTTGGGATTAGCTCTATATAATTTTCTGCGCCACCTATTTTTATTCTGTCGCCAAATTCTGCCACTTTATCAGTCCCACCTGCCGAATATATTGCCATCCCGCTTTCCGAAATACCAGCGTGCGCGCTATCCTCTTTACCAATCCGCACATCATCCGAGTAAGTCGCTACCACCGTTCCGTTCCGTATGATCTGAACGTCCTGCCCGATCAACACGGCGTTTTTTGTATCCCCTTCCGGATGGACAAGGATCTGGCCGCCGGTGCCTTTCTCGGTCACGAAGTTTGTTGCTGTTTTTGCGCTGTCTTCTGCTGTCGCCTGCGCTGTATCCGCCGCTTTATGCGCCGTGTTTGCGGCGGTGTCGTCCGTAGCCGGGGCGGATACATTGCCGATGACCCACGCCTTGCCGCCTTCCACATGGATTCGTACAGTGTCGCCCTCTTTGCACGCCATTGTCGCGGTCGCTGGCGTCTCCGGCGCTCCTCCGTCAATGTGGACATACACTTTTTCACCGTCAAGCCTTAAGACGGTGGCAAGCGTCTCATAAGCATTTGTTTTATTCTTTTTTGTGTTTTTCACTATGGCCTCTGCCAATGCTTTTAATTCATCCATGCGTTACACCTCGTTGACCGTTTCGGCGGTCTTGCACCCGTAAGATAATTCCAAGGTCTGTTTTGCCACTCGGAAATTCCCTGATAACTTGTGCCGCGGATAATCCAGCGCAACAATATCGCCGACGCGAACGTCCGGGAAAAATCTCCGGTTATAGCTAATTTCGCGCGCCGGGGTCTGCTCTTCTTTCAACCGCCGCACCGCGTATTCTGCAATCGTTTCGTTTCCGGAAAGCTCAACGCTGGAATCTTCCATCCAAATTTCCCTGCCTCTTGAAGCGGTAGAAAATTTACTGTCCGGGTCATCGTCCCTGGCTACGGCAGTTCCGGCATCGTCGTCCACTGCCCGGAAAACATTCGGGCAATTGTACCAATCTGTTTTGTCCTTCACGTCCGGCTCCAACACGTCGTTTTTTTCAACGCCGAACCGCTCCGCCGGGCTTGCGCCCGGTTCCATCAAATGGATAGACCCGTCTCCATGGATTGACAGCTGCCAGCCGATGGCATCAACCACCTTTTTTGCAAGAGACAAGCGTGATTCTCCGCTTTCCGCCACAATATCACTTGATAGAGCTGGCGGTGATCCGGACACCGAGAACGGCGCCGGGCTTACCGAAAGCAATTCTTTGACTAGATCCGCGCTGGATCCAGCCGGGGCATAATATCCTCTGGCCAGAAGCACGTCATCCGCCGGTTTGAGCACAGAGTAGCACTCTGCCTTCCATGTTTCCCGGATGCCGTCAAGCTCCCGTTCCGGCGCTGACGTAATCCCAGTAAAAAGCGGGATACGCTCTGCGCTCCCGCCCTGTTTTGCCAGAAGATATACCCTGATCCATTTTTCGCCGGAAAGAGAATCGTCTGTGACTGTTATGCTCGCTGATTCCAGCAGATCGGCCGTAGAATCTCGATCAATGCTTCCATCTGTAAATTCCATCTCTGACCGGTCCGCCCACGTCAGCGGGTCAACAATCGCGAGGACGTAAGCCGCCGAAAAACCTTTGCTCCAATCAATCATGCGCCGTCCTCCAATGTCTCCCATTCCGTCAATGTCATGCCTTCCATTCCTTCCGGATCGACTTTGTTTATCGCTAATTTGAATTTTACAATTCCCGGCGTGTCACAGTCCCGGTCTTCCGAAACTTGCACGTCTGCCGCAAAACTGCTTCCTTCCGGCGTCCGAACGTGGCAAATCCCGGCATAGTCGGCAAGCATCCGCATAAGCTTCTGCGTCTGCTGATCGTCAATATCCACATCCAGCGTCGTCGTCTCCGCGGACAAATCCCGCGTAACGCCCGGATTCCAGTCACCTTGAACGGATCCACCAAGGTACGCCGTGCGTTTGAAATCTTTCGCCCAGCTGTTGGATAATTTTAAGTCAAACGGGAGCATCACCCGGTATCCGTCAAAATCAACCGACAATTCCTCCACGTCAAGCGCTTCATCTTTCGCGTCAACCCACGCCACGGTACTATCTGCCGCGATGTAATCGCCGTATTTTGACACTGATACCACACGGTATCCTCCGGACTCGCCGAAGGCCGGGAACGGGTCTACATAGGTAACGCCATATGCGCCGCCCTCGATCACCTGCACGGGCTTATCTGCAGACAGTCTGTATATATCGACTGTGTCAGTATCTGCAGCGCCATCCGGCTTTGTGACAGAGATTTTCGCCGCAAGCCGGTCAGTATCAAAAGCGAGTGTTGCGCCCGGCGCTATCGGCTGCTGACCCCATTTGACAAGAAAAGGGTCTGTCTTGCGTACAGTTGTATGCCCGTAAACGTCGGAAGCTGAAACGGAAAAATAAAACCACCCGCCGTCGTTCATCGTTCCGAGCAAATCAGACAGCTCAAAACTGAATGTCTGCACTCCGGTAAACGAGTCTGCAGTCCTAACGGCTATTATCTCGTCCTTATAACTCTGTTCCCTCTGTTCATCCGGTCTCATGGTAAAAACGTCTCTATACCGCTTTAACGCAATCAGAAACGTTAATCCTCCGCCCGCTGGCTGTATTGTAACCGACACAGGAAGCTCTGTGATTGCTTGAACGGATTCCGTTAGGGATGTGCCGTTTTCGTCCTCGCTGGCAATCTCCACCGTTTTTGTTGATGCTGACAGCGTAATTATTTCTGGCGCATAAACAACTTTTACAGTTACGGGATCACTCCACCCGGTAGACTGACCGCCGGACCCGGTGATCCTTGTGCAGAATGTATGCTCGCTTCCGACCGTCCAGCAATAATCTGGTTTTTCGAGCTGTGTATACAACTCGTTGATCTGATCCATGGTTATAGTCAGGCTACTGGAAGCGGATCCGCCAATAATTGGCGTGTACTCTGCGTCGCCGTGCTTTTCAGCAACTTCCGCATAAAAATCGCCCGCGCCTGTGGAACCGACGGAAAACGAAATGCTCTCACCTGGGATTATAACCTTGTTCGACACTGCCAGAACCGGAAGCGCTGGCATGGATGCGATATTTACGGACACAATTTCAGACCAATTGGAATACACCGCTGTATCCCCACTGGTTTTTGCCAGCCGGACGCGAAAATAATATTTTTTATCCTCATCAAGTCCGCCAACCGACCATGAAATCGCTTTACGATCCACCGTATAGCTTGAAGGTTCCTCTGTGGACTCCCACGCGTCTGCATGATCCGCCCATGAAATAACCGCCTGGTCTGCTGCTTTCCACGGCCAATCCCATGTCAATTTTACTGTATCGGATGCTGTTGCCTTCGCACTGACGGAAGACGGCGGGAGCGAAATTGCACTATTTTCCGTCCAGACAATGTCAGATTTCATCTGGCCGTTGTTGGCCATTACGCCGACCTGATAGGTGGATTCCCCTGAAATGTCCGAAACGGTAAATTCTGCAGAATCTCCGGTGAATTTACCAAGATATATCGGTCGTGATGGGTCTGACGCCAGCTTTATATATGCTTCTAGCCAAACACCGGAAATCTCCGAGTTGTTGGTTGCCGAAACCGCTATTTTGGTGGAACTTGTGGCTGTTCCGGAAGTCAGCGTTGGCGCTTTCAGCTTGCCTTTTTCGACCAAATATGGCTCGCTGTACGCAACGTTGTTGTCATGTTTGGCCGAAACTTTGACCCACATGCATTTGTCTTGTCCGACCTCTGTGGTTGAGTTGAATTCGCAGCCGTTCAGATTCGCCCGCCATGCCATTGTAAGCGCATCATTCCAGGATGCGCCAGAAGGGCAGGACATGTCCGATTCCGGCGTTTCTATTGCGTATTGTGCCGACATTGTATCGACTGGATACGCCGCGCTTGCTGACTGGCTCCAACGGATTGTCGTGTTCCTGCCTTTGTCCGTCTCCGCCGTCCTCGCGGAAGTAACCACAGGCGAACGCGGCATGGCGTATGTGTGATACGCGTAGCGGAAAGCAGAAGGGCCGGATGCCCCGCGCTGGCGAGTCCGGACAAATCTTGTCAGACTTGTCCCGGTCATCGCTGCGGAGTCCTCGGTGAATGTCGCGGATGTTCCGCCACCATCCAAAGTGTATCCGCCGTACTTGCTCCCGTCAGTAGTCCAGATATTTTTTACTGTTGTTGTCTGATAGTTGCATGAAGCCGTTGGCCGGTTGTCTGTGTCTGATTTGTTTTCTGACCAAGTGAACGTTGCCTTATTATTGACAGATGAATCCACTTCGACAGAGATTGCGCCCGTCTGCCACGGCTCCGCGATTGAAAGTGTGTACGTCTCCCAGGGCGACCACTTACTTACATATGTCGTTGTAACTGTTTTCTTTTTTACTTTTCTTGTTTCAGAAAAGTTTTTCCTCCGCCCGCGCACACGGAATTCTATCCAATTCAAACGTTTGTTCGTGTATGGATAGAACCCGGCGGCGGTCAGGGAAGTCAGCGTTTTTTGCGTCGCCGTCTTCCCGATCGCGATTGAGTACCACTTACCCTTGCCCATGCCGTTGATGCGCCACTGCAATAACTGGCCTTCGCCGTAGTCCTTGTCGCCGATTTTCCAGGAAAAGGTAAAATGCATACCATTTCTTGAAATTCCAAGGTGATGCGGCTTTTTTGTAGTTCTTTTTTTTGTCGCCATTTATCAAAAATCCTTTATGCCATCCTGTACTGCCTCTGGATCTCTCTGGTTAAACGTCTGCCCCACTCTTCCGGATCGTCCGCGCCGTTTACCGTCATGTTTATCACAACATTGTTTCTGGCAGTATTGGAAGATCGCGCTGCGACTTTATCCGCCAACGTGTTCATCCAGCCAGTGTTTCTTTCCAACGGGACAATGGCTTCTTTCCCGGCTTCACCGGCGCCTACAAGCGTAGCTCCGTCAAGGATACCGCCGTGTGCCGCCCAGCTGACCGAAAAATGAGGCAAGCGGCCTTTCCCGGCAATTCCCCACGGGGCTTTTCCTCCGTCAAGGCTGACTTTCGGAATTTTCAAGTTAAGCTTGAAAACATTCGAGAACAGCGACCGGATTCTACCAAAGATCCCGCTCAACGTGCTGTATGCCGCACTGATCGGATGCGTAATGGCCGTTTTGATCGAATTCCAAATTCTGGATACTGTACTTTTGACTGCTCCGAATGCGGTAGATACTGCGGATCGGATATGGCTGGCTACTGATCTTACAGTGGAATACGCCGCCTTGAACGGTGTAATAATAAAACGTTTGATCGCCGCCCAGACTGCCCGAACCACTGTCTGCAATCCGCGGAATGCCAATGAAACGGCCGTTTTGATCGCCCGCGCTGTAACGCTTGCGACTCTCTGCGCGCCCTTGAACGGAAGCGTGATCGCCGTTTTGATGCCCTTCCAGATCGTCGAAACGACTTTCTGAAGGCCGGAAAACGCCTTTTTGACCGCGTTTACCATTGCTTTAACGACCGAGACAACGCCTTTTTTGATTCCACCAAACGCCGCAACAGCAAGTTTTGCGACAGATGTGAACGGGAATAAAAGCGCCTGCAGGATCGTCACAAGCAAAGATTTCAGCCCGTTTACCGCCGCTGTAAATGCTGCAGCCAAACCTTTGAGTATCAACCCGCCCAGCTTCGGAAGTGCTATCTGCAGCCCTTTCCAGATCGCCTGCAAAAGCACAAGGCCTAATTCACCCAGCGCTCCAAGGAACGGCACAATGTTCTGCTTGAGCCATGCCACGATTTTAGCACCTAAGCCTTCAAAGGCCTTCCCGCCGTTCCCATCAATTAGGCTTTTCAATCCCTTTGTTGCGAGTTTCGCGAGGCTTGTGATCGTGTTTAACAAGAGCGGCAAGAAGTTGTTGAAGACGAAATTTAACGCCGATTTCAGCATGTTCAAGAAGGACTGGCCTACGTTCTTGCCAATGGCCAAATTGCCCATGAAATCAAGCGCGGACGCCTTCATCTGGTTGAAAGAGCCTTCAAGCGTTGTGGACGCCTCTTTTGCCGTTGTTCCGGTGATGCCAAGTGACCCTTGTATTGCGTGGATCGCTTTCACAGTATCACCGAAATCTCCGACAGTGTAATGCTCACCGGTCAGTTTTTCTGCGTCTTTCATCAGGCGCTGCATCTCTGACTTTGTACCTAATTACTACCCCCACTTTCGTGGTATTTAAAAAGGAGCCTTGTGGCTCCCTTAGGGTTTAGACTATCTCTTTATCAAAATCTTTTGCGAAATACCATTCGTAACCTTTGTGGGTTTTGAGTTTCCCGTGGCAACATTTCGAGATTGATGTAACGTCAAAGCCTTCGTCTTTTGCTAAGATTTTTGCCTTGTATAACTTAATCTCGCCCGTCTTTGGGTCACGTCTTATGACGGGTTTTGCTGTCTGGCTATTAGGGCCGTATTTCCCATAGTTGGGATGTTGTTTGCCCTTCGGCATATTGTCCCTGAGACCCATTTTTACCGCATGGGCTTGGTTTTCTTTTCCTGTAACCCATTCAAGATTTTTAACAGTATTGTTTAGCTTGTTGCCGTCAACATGGTTTACTTGCGGTTTATTGTCAGGGTTTTCAATAAAATGAATTGCTACAAGCCTATGCACGCCAAACCATTTTCTTGCGCTGTGCTTTCTAAGGCCGACTTGTAAATATCCATTTTGTTTTAAACTTGGCTTTATGATAGTTCCTTGCCTATCATGCACTCCGTCAAATCTGTCTAGGCTTCTAATATTGCCTTGATTTGAGACTTGATAATACCCTTCGTAACCGTTAATGTCTTTCCAGATTTCCATATTGCACCTCCATTTCATATATAAGTATACCATATATGTATGGTGGTTTGCAACATTAAGATTTTGATAGCAGGCATTTCGAACATCGTATTAATAGATGCCCTACGAGCTATGCTCTAGTCGTTACACCTTCCCCCGCAGGGGCTTGGCACGGGATTGTCATGCGGATATCTCCGTTTAGAGTTTCCCCGTTAGCACGCACAACATACATTTGTGCGCACACCCACTAATAAAGCGGTTAACCTGCTTTTAATACGGCAGTACAGTTTACCGTATCCAAGCTTCAAGTTGTCCAGCATTGCGTAGTTACCGCGTGCTAACGACTGATATGTCTGTGTAACTGAACTTAGGTCAGTACCCATCTTGTTCGCGTTGTCAGACATATCCTTCATGGCCGTGTCAGCGAGGCCCGCGGCCTGCTTTGTGTTCCCGCCAGTGGAATGCACAAGTGACGCCGCAAAGCTATTGACGTTTTCCATGTAGTCATTAGCTGACATCCCGGCTGTACGGAATGCTTTCCTGGCATTGGCTTCTACAACCGGCGCCGACTTTTTAAAGAGCGTTTCAACGCCGCCAATTGACTGCTGCAGTTTTCCGCCTTGGTTGATTGCCGTAGATATTCCTTTGGCAACGGCCGCGCCGATGGCAAGCCCGCCCACAGTCTTTAGAAGCGTCGCCTTCAACCCGCCGCCGATTTTCTTTCCGGAGTCTTTTCCGGTTTTTTCGCTCACCGGGTCGAGCTCTTCACCGAGGCCCTTATTCAGCTGCGAGCCAATCCCGCGCGTTGTTGGAATGATCTGCACATACGCCTGCGCTACGTCCGGCATCGTCTCCACCTCCTCCGCTTAATATTTTTGCTCTGGCCGCTTCATATTCCGCGCCACTGGAAAATGCCATGTTGTTTGAAATCTTGACGCTCTGGCCAGAAATAAGCTGCTCCAGAATTGAATCCGGCATCCGCCCGGCATCTGTGCCAGACATCTGAATGACGATCCACTGCAGCACGGTCAGCCGGTCTGCGATTGCTGCCAGCATCAAAGTGTTTAGATCGTATTTAATTCCAGATATTTTTTTGTTTATCCTTGCGTCTGCCTTTAATCCTGCCGCAAGTGTGGCAAGCACGCGGACCGGAACTGCGTGAATATCGTAAATGCGATACGTCTCTGCCAGATCACACAGCAGTGCATCCGGATCCGCCGCAAGCATCGACGCAAGGACTAAGAGTTTTTTAAGCCGGTGTCCTCCGCGGCGTTTGCAATGTCAAAAATCTCCGTCAAAATCTCAGCGGCTTTTGTTGCCCGGACACGTCCTGTTTCCGGATCGCGCACAAATTCATACAGCTCTTTCTTCTGATCGGCGCCGAGAAGTCTTTCAAAAATTTCCGGCACAGCAGAAATGTCATCGTCCCTACTAAAATCTTTCAGCGCTTCCAGAAGCTCCATATCATCCATGGCGGCATCTTCAATTTCGAATTTGAATCCGTCTTTTGTCTCTCCTGTAATCATTTAATTCCTCCCGATTTACGCCGTAGGCTTAAGGTAGTAATCTTTGTGGCTCGAATTGCCAACGTAAAGCGCCTGCATGGTTGTTTCAAGCCCTGCCAGGTCTTCCAATTTGTAATTCACGTCGCCCAGCTCCGTAATTTTCGCTTTTGGAATTACGGTTCTTTTCAGGATTCCGCCGTGCATTACCATCTCAAACACCCAGGACAGTTCCTCCGGCTCGCTGTTGGTGTGGTCAACAGTCATTCCGGCGGTCAGGTCCCCGGTCACGTTTTTTGTGCCATATGCAGCCTTTAAGGCGTTCACATTCAAAATTTCAATCATTTTGAATTTTACTGTGTCCTTCTTTTCGGTCTGCTGCGTTCCGACAATTGATCCGCCCCACTCTTTGAAGTCCTGGCTTTCGCGGGACTCGGAAAAAGTTACGCCATCCTCCGAAATATAGCCAACAGAAAGAAATGCCTCGTCGAGTGGTGTTTTCGCGTCAGTTGGCAGAGCTGTGCCGACCGGCGCATAAAAAACGGCGCCGCCAACCTTCGGCGCGCCCGTGCTTACGTTATCAGCTGAAACGTTTGTAGCCATTTTTAGCCCTCCTCATAATATTTGATTTCAAATACCGCCTGGTATCTGTATTTTTTTGTGGTTGTGTCTGTGAAATTGTAATCAGAATTAAGCTTGACGCTACTCACGTCCGCCTCATTCCAGCCAAAGGATGCAAGCGCATCTTTCACAAGTTCATTCAGAGCCGCCGCCGCGTACATGCTACCGGCGTATGATTTTATGGCGAACGTCGCCCGGTTGACATGATCGGTGCCGCCGCCGCCTGTGCGTTCCAGCAAGACGAATGTATCCGGCGGGTTCTCTGGAAGCTCCAAATACACCGGTGCAGACAGCTCTTTGGCAAGATAATTCCGCAATGTAACTTCTATCACTCCGTCACCTCTCCAAGTGCTTTTAGAAGGCGGTTATGCTTCAATTCGCTGTAATACGCTTTAGGGCTGTCCGTCTTTACCACGGATCCGATACGTTCCGGGAAAACGGCGGTTTCAGTTATATAGCCTTCTCCGCAAATCCCTGCAATCTGTTCTGCCTTCTGGCGGCACCTGTCTGTAATTTCCGGCGCTTTCAGAAGATCGCGAACGCCGGACCGATTCAGTTTGATTTTTACCCTGCTTCTACTCATAGCGCTCCACCATCACTTTCAAGTTCCACTTGCCCGGAATCATGTTGTCTATTCCCTTCAGCGGGATGCCAAAACTCCGCCAGGTATCGCCGAAGAATTCAATTTTTGCGTTCTCCCAGTTGTGATCGTCGCTTTTTGGAATTCCCAGCGTGTACACGGCCTTTCTGCCGTATAAAGACGTGCTGTTTACCACATCATCAGCGCTCGCAGGATAAACAAGGACATTTTCAACGGTCTCTGCGGTCTCCTCAAAAACTGGCGCGCCAAACGGATCCGCGCCTGTCTGCTTTTTCACGTAGATTTTTACCTGGATACCTTTAATCATCGGTCAAATCCTCCAATGGGCTTCTTGCGCCAATTCTCTCGCCAACTCCAAGAAGTTTCTTTTCGAGCTTTGAAAGATAAAGTTCGCCGGAACCCCCGCCAGAATATTGCCATGACTGGGAATAACCAAGGGCTGACATACTGCCCTGCGTCGCTCCGATCGGGAACGTGCTGTCGCTGTTGCCGTCTCCCAGCGCACGGCGTACCATGCGGCAGGATACAATTTTTTTCCTGCCAATGGCTGCCCCGGCGCCGTATGCGTCAATAATTACGTCAGCCTCTTCCAACATCTTCTGGCAAAGATTCCGCTCATCAGCCGTTAGCGTCCGGAATCCAGCTTCTACTTCTGCGACTTCTGCGTACATGATTTTTTCACCCGCCCTGTTGCCTTTTTCGCTGGTGCTTTTTTCACTGGTTTTTCTTTTTCTTCCGGAACTTCTGCCGGTGAAAATAAAATGGAGTCTAACGCATTGTCAGACTCCACAATTGTCCCGGTCGGATTATAGCGATATCGCATTAGGCTCCTGCCTTCACGATTTTCGCGAACGCAGCCATATCCATGATGCCGATGCCATAAACGATTTCGGCGCGGATCGCCACCTGGTTAGCTCTCTGCAGATCACCCAGGCCGTCCGGATCACCGTACTCAATCAGATGTGCGGCGATGTCTCTCTGTACGCCCCAGCGGATCGCGTCGAACTGGCCAACGATGCCAAGAAGATTGGTCGCGGTTTTCGCTTCCGGCGCGGATACTGTGCTGGATACAGCGGCGTTCATTCCTTCAAACGCGGTCACATTCTGTCCGTAGCCTAATTCCGGATACAGACGGCGGCCGGTGGTATCTCGCATGGTGGCAAGACCGAAAGACAGAGTGGGATCCATTGCAATGCCTGTTGGAGTGTATCCAGCAGAGATAACAAGCCCTGCAGCCGCTTCAACCGCCGCGTCGTATTTGGTGCCGCTCAAAGTTGTGGACTGCGTAGCGTCAATTACGCCCTCGGTCACAAGGCTGGACACTGTTCCGGTCAGTGGATTGATTTTGTGAATGGTTACAAGATCCAGCGCGCGGGCAAGTGCAATCCCTGCATTTTCTGCCAGATCCTGCAGAACTCCGATCTGCGCATCCTCGTCAGCCCACATAACTTCCTGCGAGAACCGCATGGTAGTCTGGACTTTGATCGGGCTTACTGTTTTTGTGGTGTACGCGGTCGGGGTCGGCGCTTTGTTTGCGCCCTCTCCAACAACTTCCGCTTTCGGCGCGCTGGTCAGAACCATAACTGTCTGTTTGCCGAACTTCTGCGGCATTGCTCCGGACAGCTGTGCGATGGTAGAGCCTTTCTGCGCTTTTTTGAAAATTCCTTCGGACATTTCTGCCGGAAGGTTAAAATCTGTAGTGATTAAAGCTGGCATATGCTATTTCCTCCACTTTTATCTACCGAAGAACTCTTTCGCGAATTCCCGCATATAATCCGGGCTTCCGCCAGCCTTCGGTTTTACTTTTGTTTCTGTTTTTTTGATGCCGGGATACTCCGGTTTTGCGAATTTAAGAATCCCTTCCGCCTGCTGCTTACAAGCGTCCTCATCCTCTCCTGTCAGAAGTGCGGCCGGAACTCCGGTCTCTTCCGAAACTTTTGAGCGGATGCCGCGCAGTTTATCCGCGCGTTTTAGCTGATTCAGTTCGGCCTCGAGTTTTTCACTCTTTTCGGTGGCTTTCTGCAGTTCTGACTTTTCAGCCTCCTGCTGCTTGTCAAACTCTTCCGCCTTTGTTTTCAACTCCTCATAATCCGCGTACTTTTTAAATTCCCGCGCTAACCGTCCCTCCACGATGGAATCCACCTGTTCCTGTGTGAACGTTTTTGCATCCTGCTCTGCCCCTGCAGTCGGGTTGTTTTCGTTTGCTCCTGTTGCTTCTGTTGCCATTCTTTTTCCCTCCAACGAGTGCATTTTTATCCGCGTTTAAGGCACGCGTTGCCAATAAAAAAAGCAACTACCGTTAAGTAGTCGCTTCTTTCGCTTCTTTTCTCGCGGCATAGGCCGCCCGCTTTTGCGCGTTTATTTTGTCTTTGTTCTCCGCGTAATGTTCGCGACGCAAAATATTTATTAAATCGTTCGAGCTGGCCGAATTATCTTTGTAATTTTTCCCATAATATTTTCCAAGCAACGCAATCGGATCATATCCGGCAACGTCTAAATTCTTGTTGAACCTGATGCAAAAATTACAATCACAATTTGCGTGAATATGTTGTGCATGGTCTCCCTTGATCTGGCTGGAAGATGCCTGCTGCCACCCGCGGGATGCTAGCGTCAGGCAAAAAGCACAAGTATCGCCCGACGGGATCCATGCCCACATAGCATTGTCGCGCTTTGCATTTTTTATCATGGTGTCCGCGCCTGCCTGCTTTACCAGACGCTCCACGGCTCCGCCGACGTATTCCGGCAAGGATGAATTTTTCATGGCCCCGCCGATTGCGGATCCTGCTTCTGACAGAGTGGCCGTTGCGGCCGTTTCTGCCGCCGGAACCGTGACTTTTTGCAGCTTTGCGATTAGATCATACATTTCTGCCGCCAGTGCGGCTGATCCTTCGCCGTATTTTGTCGCAAGGGCGTATCCGTATTCAATCACGGCCTGCGCATCGTCAATTCCGTGCTTCTCGATGTATTCCACCATCTGCCCGGAAGCAGCCTTGTTGCACTTGCGCATCTTTTCTATGTATGACTGCCATAATG